AGAAATGGCAAGTTAAGATTAGTGAGGATATAATTGGTTATGCACATAAAGAATGGACTGACCCAATACAAAGATTTACTTATATATCAGATTTCGTTTTTGATATATTATTCACAACAAACAATCCTACAATTTTTATCGAAGGTTATTCTTTTGGTTCAAAAGGCCAAGGACTATTTCAGATTGCTGAAAATTGTGGTATACTTAAATATAGATTACTTGAAAAAGGTTATGGTTACAATACCGTTGTACCTAGTGTTGTTAAAAAAGGTGCTACTGGAAAAGGTAATGCTGATAAAGATAAAATGTATGAGGCATTTGTGAAAGAAACTAAAATTGATTTGAAGAAACTATTTGATACTGATAAAGTAGGTAACCCTATATCAGATATTGTTGATAGTTATTTTATACAAAAGGTTGGTTATGGAAACTTACATATTTGAAACTAGAAAAGCATCAGCACCTTTTTTAAAAGCATTTACAAATAAATTAAAAAGTCAAATATTTCATGTAAAAGAAAATAATAATCTTAATATAAAGAGTGCGGATAAAGTAATTTTTGATTATAGTTGGCCAAATTGGAATGGTGAGATACCAGAAAATACATCAGCAGTATTTCAAGGTTTATTAAGAAACACAAAAAAAGTACATGATGTTTGCGTGTCAGAGGGTAGAGATTGGTACTACTTTGACCAACCATATTTTTTCTTTTCAGATTATCAACAATCAATAACAGGCGATAGATGGTATAGAGTGTGTAAAAATAATACTCAAAAAAACTATCTTGAAAAATCATATAAAGTAAATAGAAGATATGATAATCTCATAGATAGATTGAATCAAGAGTGTAGAGATAAACTTACACCAAAACCATGGCAATATGAAGGCAAACACATTTTAGTTATACCACCAAGTTATCATACAGCAAAGTGGTATGGTATTGATAGAATAGAATGGCAAAATAATATTGTAAAAAAACTAAAAAAACATACTAGAAAAGAAATAGTTGTTAGACAAAAATTTAAAAATAATGTAGAGTGGGGAGAAAAACTTGACAAACCTTTAAGTGAAGACTTAAAAGATTGTTATGCTATGGTATCATTCCATTCAATGTGTGCCGTGCAAGCTGTCATGTCAGGCATTCCTAGTTATTGTAGTGAACATTCGCCAGCATATCCTGTTAGTTTAGGTTTAGATGAACTAGACCAGATAAAAGACCCATTATATACAGGTGAGAGAATGGATTGGATAAAATCATTAATGTGTGCTCAGTTTACTGAAGATGAAATGGAATCAGGTAAGGCTTATAAACATATGAATGGTGAAAATGTGTGGTAATGAAAAACTTAATTTTTATCAATTCAACACCAAAAACACACGAACAGGTATTATTAAATCAGTTTGCTGATAGTATTGGTGCTGATGTAACACATAGTGTACAATATGAACCATGTGATGTTGCTATAATATTAGGTTCATGGAAAAAAACTAAAAAATTTTCTCATCATAAATTAAAAAATGACATAGTTGATAATCATAGAGGTAAACTTATAGTCTTTGAAACACCTTTATTAAATAGAAAAATAACACAAGAACATGATAGTTATAGGGTTGGTTTAAACCATTACATGCGAGGGTTATCAGATTTCAAAAATAAAAATTCATCACCAGACAGATTTAATTCTATGGGTATTGATATTAAAGATTGGCGTAATAAAGGTGACCATGTATTAGTTATTGGTCAAAATTTATATGACGCTTCATTATTTGGTATTGATTTAGAATTATGGTTAATAAACACAATTAAAATGTTATTGAAAAATACTGATAGAGAAATAATTGTGAGAGACCATCCAGAAAACAAATCAAGACTAAAAGAAGTAATTGATAAATTTAATTACACCAATAGAGTTAGTTATGATAAAAATGAAAATATAAAGGATAGTTTACACAATGCCTGGTGTACCGTATCTTATACTAGTGGTTCTAGTGTAGATTCAATTATAGAAGGTATACCTGTTATAACTTGTAGTGAATATAATTTTATATGGCCAATATCTTCTCATTCTTTAGAAGATGTTGAAAATCCTAAATGTAATAGTAGAGAACAATTATTATATGATTTAGCACATACTCAATGGTCAATAGAAGAAATTAGACAAGGTAAACCATGGCAACACTTAATATAAAAGTAATAACAACCTATAATAATAAACTCTTTAAAGAGTATGCTCATAGGTTTAAAGAAACTTATAATTGGCCATTTGAGTTAATTGTCTATAATGAAGATGAAAATATATTACCAGATTTAAATAATTTTGTACAAAGAAATAAACATAAACAACCATATTCAGATTATAGAGTAAAAGGTAAAGAGTTTTTAACAGATGGTGTGAGATTTAGTTATAAAGTATATGCATATACACATGCTATTACGACACAAGAAGCTGATGGTTTAATTTGTATTGACGCAGACAGCGTATTTTATAAAAAATTAGATGAAGAGTGGATAAAAAAACATATTCATAGAGATGAATGTATGATGACATATCTAGGTAGAGGTAATAATTATAGTGAATGTGGTTTTTTATATTTTAATTTAAATCATAAAGATACTATATCATATGCAAATAGAATGAAATCACTATACGATACAGATGGCATATATAATTTAAAAGAACAACATGATAGTTATATATGGGATTATGTAAGAAAAGAATTTGAAAACAGAGGCACAAAAAATTTTAATATAGGCGATGGTAAACCAGGCCATGTACAAGCGAGGTCTATATTAGGTACGGTATATGACCATACAAAAGGCAATAGAAAATTAAAAGGTAAAAGTCCGGAGGCAAGATTATGATAAATGTTTTTATAGGTTATGACGAGGGTGAAAAGATTGCATATCACATATTATCCGAAAGTATTAGGAGAAATACTAGTGAACCTGTATCTATTACACCATTATGTTTAAGTAATATACCAGAATTTAATAGAGAGAAACAACCTAATCAATCTACTGATTTTGCATTTAGTAGATTTATGGTTCCATATTTAAGTAACTTTAAAGGTTGGTCTATTTTTATGGATTGTGATATGATGTTTAGAGCTGATATTGCTGAACTATGGGGATTAAGAACTTTTAAATATAGCGTAATGTGTTGTCAACATGATTATCAACCAAAACAAAGTGTGAAGTTTAGAGGTGCAAAAAACGAACCTTTTCCTAAAAAGAACTGGTCTAGTATGATGATGTTTCATAATACACAATGCACAAAACTAACACCTGATTATGTTAATACGGCAACAGGTTTAGAATTACATCAATTTAAGTGGTTAGAAAGAGAACATATGATAGGTAATATACCACTAGAATGGAACTGGTTAGTAGGTGAATATGATTATAATAAAGAGGCTAAAAATGTACATTGGACTTTAGGTGGACCTTATTTTGAAGATTATGCTAGAAGTGATTATGCTGACGAGTGGTTTAAAATATATTACGATACAATAGAAATTGATTTATGATACATAAAAAACCAATAGATTTTGGAGATAAATGCGCCTTATTTTTTACAATGAGATTAAGATGGTTTGCAGATACTTTTTTTGCTAAAAGATATGGACACAGAGCAGTTGTATTAGAAACCGTGGCAGGTGTGCCAGGTATGGTTGCAGGTATGTGGAATCATTTAAGAAGTTTAAGAAGAATGAGACCAGATGATAGAGGTTGGATAAGACAATTACTTGAAGAGGCAGAAAATGAGCGTATGCACCTTATGATATTCATACAAATTGCTAAACCTAATAGGTTTGAAAGATGGATGATTATTATTGCACAGGCTTTATTTTGGCACTTTTACATGTTTTTATATATATTTTTTCCTAAAGTTGCTCATAGAATGGTTGCTTATTTTGAAGAGCAGGCGGTAATTAGTTATACAGATTACCTAGAACAAATAGATAAAGGTAAAACTAAAAATATTCCAGCACCTACAATAGCGATAAATTATTACGGTTTAAAGAAAACAGCTAAATTAAGAGATGTAGTTTTGGCAGTAAGAGAAGATGAAAGAGGCCATGCTAAAGTTAATCACGGTATGGCTGATATATTAAAAAGAGCAAAAAATGTTAGTAACTCATAAAATAGCTTGGGATAAATGTTTATCACATCAACTTATGCCTGCTATAGAAAAAGGTTGGAAAGATGAAGATAAACCTATACACTTCTTTTGGGGATTAGCAGGTAAAAATATACATGATATAACAATGTGTGAGGCACAAGGTGAAGAGTGGTGGTATGTAGATAATGGTTATATGACTCAACAAATTACAAGATATCCAGAACCCATTATACACGATTATGATAAAACTTATTTTAGAATTTGTAAAGGTGGTATTCATACTGCTAAACTATCAGAGTGTGATAATAAAAGATTAGATATAGAGTTTAAAGGTTGGCAATCAGGTGAACATATATTAGTATGTCCATCATCTCCTACTGTAACATTTCATATAAATG